GGAGAAGACAACAAGGCAGCAAAATATGCTGAACTTGCAAAGAGTCAGGGTCTTCAACCTGCGCAGAAATTAAAGGTTGAACCCATGACTCTAAAGGCGTTGGTCCGTCAACGTATTGAGGCAGGAGAAGAAATGCCTACGGAAATTTTCAGCATATTTGTTGGGAATAAAACTACAATAAAAAGGAAAAAATAATAATGACAAAAGAAACAAACGTTACTAAAAAAGAAGAAGGTGCATTAGCTGCAAATATGTTTGAAGCTGATGCTAACTCGGGGTCACAAAATATAAAGCAAGAAGATCTTGCCTTACCTTTCTTAAAAGTTTTAGGACAGTTATCTCCTGAAATTAATAAACAAAACGGTAGATATGTTGAAGGTGCGGAACCTGGAATGATAATAAATTCTGTTACCAAAGAACTATTTGATGGTAAAAAAGGTATTGAGGTAATTCCTTGTTTTTATAAAAGAGAATATCTAGAGTGGAAACCTAGAGAACTTGGAGGTGGTCTTGTTGGAGTTCATTCAATAGATGATCCTATTGTAAAGACAACTAAAAGAGATCAATTTAACAAAGATGTATTACCTAATGGTAATTATCTAGAAAATACAGCAAGTCACTTTGTTGTGGTTGCGGGAAAAACTCCAACAACTGGATTGATATCTATGACAAGGACTCAATTGAAAGTTAGTAGAACTTGGAACTCTATGATGATGTCTATGAAGATGCAGGGTAAAAACGGTTTATTTACTCCGCCAACATTTAGCCATACTTATCATTTAAAGTCAGTTCAAATGACAAATGATAAGGGAACTTGGTTTGGTTGGGTTATAACTAAAGTTGGACCTGTATCAAATACCGATGTTTATTCAATATCAAAAGACTTTGCTGAAAAAATTAGTAAAGGTGAGGTTGAGGTTAAACATGATGTTGATGTTGTAGCAACAGAAAAATCACCATACTAAAAAGAATCCTAGGTAGCGAACAACAAAGCTAGCGTGGAGTTGTTCGCTTAGGATATATATATATTATGGAAAGATTTAAAGAAATATTTTTAGGGTTGGATCGTGCTCATGGTGTCACATACGTAGATAAAAAAGGTGAGGACGGTCAAAAAATAAAAGGCAAATCATTTGTTCAAAGAAACATGGTTACAGATGATATGTGGAAAGATCATCTAAATGGAAATGAGCCTAGTCTAGGAATTATTCCAATTAATGATAACAACAAATGTAAATGGGGTTGTGTTGATATAGATTCCTATGCAGGGTTTGATCACAAAAAATTAATTAATAAAATAAAAAGTTTAAATCTACCTTTATTAGTATTTAGATCTAAATCAGGTGGTGCACATGTATTTTGTTTTACCACAGTTCCTGTTGAAGCAAAATTAATGAGAGATAAATTAGTTTCTGTTAGTGCAGTATTAGGTTATGGAGGATCAGAAGTTTTTCCAAAACAAGTAGAATTAAAATCAAAAGATGATACAGGAAATTTTCTAAATTTACCATACTTTGGTACCAATAAAACTACCAGATATTGTTTTAATGAAGAGGGTGAAGCTGTTACACTAGAACGTTTTTATTTATTACATGATTTTATAAAACTTACTCCCGAACAGTTAGAAAAATTAATTATTAAAAGACCTGAATCAGAATTTAGTGATGGACCCCCTTGTTTAGAATCTTTAACACAATCAGATATTACAGATGGTAGAGATAGAATAATCTATCAATACATTCAATATGCTAAAAGAAAATTTTCAGATAGTTGGCAAAATAAAATAAATGCTTTTAATTATAAATATTTTGAAAAACATCCTAAAGGTCCTTTAGATGATAGAACAATTCAAGGGAAAATAAAATTTAATGATGGAAAAGATTTGGGATTTAAATGTAATGAAGAACCAATGTGTAATCATTGTGATAAAAATCTATGTCGTACTAGAAAGTTTGGTATAGGAGGTGATTCAGTTTTTCCAAGTTTGGATGATTTACAGAAAGTAGAATTAGATGAACCATACTATTGGGTTAACGTAGATGGAGAAAGGGTTAAACTAGACAACATTGATTATCTAATGGAACAAAGATTGTTTAGAAGAACTGTTGCAAAACAAATCAATAAAAAACCACCACGGATCACGGTCAAAGAATTTGAAAAATATACGGATCAGTTATTGCAAGGGATTGAAATAATAAAAGCACCAAAAGGATCTTCTATTGTTGATCAATTAAAAGAACATTTAGAAGAGTTTTGTACAAATAGAACTGCAGCACAGACTACCAAGAAAGATATTTTAAACGGTAATGTCTATACAGAAGAAGGTAAACATAAATTTATATTTCATAAATTTTATCATGGTCATTTACAGAGAAAAAAATGGCCTGAGAAACCACAAGTCACACAACAAATGTTAAAAGAATATTGTAACTGTAGTGATGATAGAATTATTATTGGTAAAAAAAGACCTAGTGTAATGGTAGTAGATGCTTTTGATAAATCAGAAAACACCCACACACCTAAAAAACTAAAAGAGGATTCACCCTACTAATGAAAACAATAGTATTAGGACCACCAGGGACAGGGAAGACGCATACACTTCTAGAAAAGGTTGATGAATACTTAAAAACAACCAATCCAGATAGGATTGGTTATTTTGCTTTTACAAAGAAAGCTGCGAACGAAGCCAGGGATAGGGCTATGAAAAAATTTAATTTGGAAGAAGACGATTTACCATATTTTAGAACACTTCATTCATTAGCTTTTAAATCATTGGGTTTGAAGAAAAATCAAGTAATGCAGAAAAGACATTATGAAGACTTGGGTAGACGAGAACATTTGTTCTTAGACTATAATGATTATGATGAAGAAGAGACAGGGTTGTTTTCAACCAAAAGTGATTATCTTAGAATAATTAACTTAGCAAAACTTAGAAACATATCAATTGATGAACAGTATAATTTAAAAGAACATAACCAAGATGTTGAGTACGAAACATTAATACATTTATCTAATCGACTTACTGATTACAAAAAAGAATATGGTTTAATAGACTACAATGACATGATATTAAAATTTATAAAAGCAGGTAAATCACCAAACTTTGATGCAGTATTTATTGATGAAGCCCAGGATTTATCTTTAATGCAATGGGATATGGTGAAAAATATTACTGATAAAACAGTTGATTCTTATATTGCAGGAGATGATGACCAAGCTGTATTTAGATGGGCAGGGGCGGATGTTGATTCATTTATTGCTCAAGAAGGTAATGTTATACAGTTAAAAGAATCAAGAAGAGTACCACGAAAAATACATGAACTAGCTAATTCAATTATTGGAAGAGTTGATAATAGAATAGATAAAAGTTGGAACCCCAAACAACATGAAGGAAAACTATCTGCTTATGATAATTTTGAAGATATTGATATGTCATCAGGTAAATGGTTGGTGTTAACTAGAACGAGATCAATGCTAGATTCATTGGAAGAAACTTTAAGAGAAAAAGGTTTTTATTATGACAATAGATTTAAAAAACTTTATGAAAAAGATATTCAAGAAGCAGCAACTAGTTGGGAACATTTTATTAATGGACAAATGTTGGATGCAAAACAAATAGAAAATATTTCAAAATACATTAGCGTTGAGAAATGGAACAAGGATAAATTAAAATCTATAGTTAAAAATACTGTCTACAGTTTAGAACAATTACAAAAAGACTATGGTCTTAAAACAAATGAGATTTGGTATGAAGCTTTTGATCAAGCGGGAGAAAAAAGAATTAATTATATAAGACGTATGAAACGTAATGGAGAGATGTTGAACCAAGAACCACGGATTAAACTGTCTACTATACATAGTGCTAAAGGTGGTGAAGAAGACAACGTAGTCTTACTTACCGATCTTACATACAACACTAAAAAATCATATGACAAAAATCAAGATGATGAAACAAGATTATTTTATGTAGGTGCAACTAGAACAAAGGAACACTTACATATTATAAGACCGAAAGATGATAACAAATGTTACCCAATGGAGGAAATTATATGACAAACAAAGATATATTTATAGATTCATTTCCACAAGATAAACAAATTGGAGGATCTCATTATAAAAAATTTAAGATTCAACCTTATGAATTTATATCGAAGAACGATCTTTCATTTTTTCAAGGAAACGTAATTAAATATGTTTGCAGGTATAAGAATAAGGCAGGGATACAAGACCTTGAGAAAATAAAACATTACTGTGATCTAGAGATATTAAAAATGAAAGACACAAAATGAGTGGAGGGAAAAATTGGAGTCTACATTACAGAGAGTTGTATGAACCAAGAATCAAAAGACTTACAGAAAACTATAATAAACTTTATGATGAAAATCAGATCATGAAAAAACGTTTAAAAAAATATGAAGGTAGTATGAGAATGGTTTATTATTATAACAAAAAGGAGCAAGAATGAGTTGGCAAGAGTTTAGAGCAAGAGCAAAAATAATAGAACAAAACTTTGCAAAGAATTTAAAAGATCCTGTATGGGCTAATGACTATCAAGATATGCAAGAACATTGGGATGTTAAAGGTCTTTTGGGTAATGAACTTTTAAAGTTTGATGTAAAAGGTATGAAGAAAGTAAATCGTTGGGACAACAAATCACAAGATGATATTGCTTGGGTTGAAGGAACCAATGTTAGAGGTAAACCTGGTTGGGTAAAAGGTAAAGCAGACTACATAGTTTTTGAGAGAGCCGATCACTGGTTATTAATTGAAAGACAAGAACTGCTAGAACATGTGACAACTAAATTAAAAGAAAACAATTTTAAAAAAGGTAAAGGAATCTACGAAGTGTATCAACGTGATGGTAGAGAAGATAAAATTACCATGGTTCCTTTTCAAGATATGGAAAAATTAACTAAAGTAAAAAGGATAAATAAAAATGCAGAAAATAATATTTAAACCACAAACAGAATGGCTGCCACCAGAAGAATTTCCTGATCTATCAAAGTATGAAGAGATCGCAATTGACTTAGAGACTCGAGATCCCGAGTTAACTAAAATGGGATCTGGAGCAATCGTTGGTAAAGGAGAGGTCGTTGGTATAGCTGTTGCTGTAGAAGGTTGGTGTGGATATTATCCTATCGCTCATGGAGGTGGTGGAAACATGGACAAAGCTATGGTTCTCAAATGGTTTCAAGATGTTTTAAATACTAAAGCAATGAAACTATTTCACAATGCAATGTACGATGTATGTTGGATTAAGGCTATGGGTTTAAATATTAATGGTGCAATTGTAGATACTATGATAGCTGCGGCTTTGTGTGATGAGAATCAATTTCGTTTTGATCTTAATACTTGTGCCAAAAAATACGTAGGTACAGGTAAGGATGAAGCGGCATTATATGCAGCAGCAAAAGAATGGGGCATTGATCCAAAAGGAGAGATGTACAAACTTCCTGCAATGTATGTAGGCCAATACGCAGAGAAAGATGCTGCAATTACACTACAGTTGTGGCAGTATTTAAAAACAGAAATAGTTAATCAAGATATTCAATCTATTTTCGATATGGAAACAGAACTATTTCCTTGCCTCGTTGATATGAGATTCTTAGGGGTTCGTGTAGATGTTGAAGCAGCCAACCAATTAAAACAACAACTAGTTGCAAGAGAACAAAAAGCATTACTATCAGTAAAAAAAGAAACAGGAATAGAACCTCAGATATGGGCAGCAAGATCGATTGCCAAAGTTTTTGAAAAATTAAAATTACCTTATGATGTAACTGAGAAAACATCTGCTCCTTCTTTTACTAAAAATTTTTTACAAAACCATCCACATCCAGTGGTTAAACAAATTGCTCAGGCTAGAGAAATAAATAAAGCCCATACAACATTTATTGATACCATACTAAAACACTCACATAAAGGTAGAATCCATGCTGAGATTAATCAGTTGCGTGGAGATAATGGAGGAACCGTTACTGGAAGATTTTCATACTCTAATCCAAATTTACAGCAAATACCTGCACGTAACAAGGAACTTGGACCAATGATTAGATCTTTGTTTATACCAGAAGAAAAACATAGTTGGGGTTGTTTTGATTATTCACAACAAGAACCAAGATTAGTAGTTCATTATGCAGCTTTACAAAATCTTTATGGAGTTGATGATGTATTGGATTCATATAATAATGATCCTAATACCGACTTTCATACAATTGTTGCAGATATGGCTAACATACCAAGGTCTCAAGCAAAAACAATTAATCTTGGATTATTTTATGGTATGGGTAAAAACAAGTTACAGGCTGAATTAGGTGTGGATAAGGAAACTTCTGATAGTCTATTTAAACAATATCATGATCGAGTACCCTTTGTTAAACAGCTAATGGATAATGTAATGCAAAGAGCACAACAACGTGGTCAAATAAGAACTTTACTTGGAAGATTATGTAGGTTTCATCTATGGGAACCAAATATGTTTGGGATGCATAAAGCCATGGCACATGATGAAGCGCTCTTGGAACACGGACCAGGGATAAGAAGAGCATATACTTACAAAGCCTTAAATAAATTAATTCAAGGATCCGCTGCGGATATGACAAAAAAAGCGATGATTGAATTATATAAAGAAGGTATAATACCACATATACAAGTGCACGATGAACTTGATATATCAATCAAGGACCCTGAACATGCTAATAAAATAAAACAAATTATGGAGGAAGCAGTTGGATTAGAGGTTCCTAATAAAGTCGACTATGAATATGGACCAAATTGGGGTACAATAAAATGATTTATGGCTTACTTAAACGCAAATATACCAGCAACCTATGCACAAATAAAAAGAGAATATTTATATGATCTTAAAAAACATCATGGAGAAGTTGAAGACTGTATTATCTTTGGTCTTAGCGCTATTGCAGGAAGGGCTATACTATTTCATGCTATTATGGAAAACGGTGCAATATTTTATCGCTTACCAATTAGCGCGTTTATTCAAAAGGGATTTAAACCATCCAGAGTGCCCGCAAGACGACTTGATGAACTACAGCTCTGGAATAGTTTTTCTTATTATCCTTCTGTTAATCGTTGGGATTTAATATCTGGAGCAGCAGGTAAATACATAGGTAAAGATAAGAAATGGCATCACGGTAAGTATTTATTTACCGTTGACTTTGCTCATCCAGAGAGTAATATACTAGACACTGATCATTCAGAGATTCCGCACGAACATAAGTGCGCTCACATAATTGCCCTAGATGACGGTAATTTTGCAGCACAACCTAATAACAGATGTATATGGGACCTACCCTCTTTTACAGTAAAAGATAGTATCCCA